TAATCTTAGCTCCTGACGGAATTCAGTACCAATAATGAGTCCATCATCATCATAGCCGCTGAAACACTCGTAAGTGGCTGTTTTGGTTGAACTAGCACCGTATATAACTCCATCGTCGTTTATAAATCTACCAATCGTCCATCCACCGAATTCTACGAAGCTTTGGTGGTCAACGTTGTAAGCTATTACGTAATTGTTTGTGTCTGAGTTTTTAGCACCTGTAACAAGAATCAATCTCCTTCTAGCGTCATATACCATATCAGCACTTGAGAGGTCGATGTCGTCAAAGAAGTCTGCTCCTAAGAGAATACTGACGTTCTGTTCTGCGTCACTTTGAGGAAGGTCTTGAGAACCAATCTGTTGTAGTTGCCAAAGACCTGCTTCATTAACATAGAACAGTCCTTCTGTTGTACTCTCTGCTGCTCTTGAAGCTCCAAAGTCTATTCTGTACATCGTGGTCACATCAACCTTACTCAACGTACCTGCTGAATCTATTGTATCTATTCTAAACGCCCATTTACCATCATCTGCAAAAACTACAATGTCTGGACCGAAAGGATGTATTGACCTGACTAATTGACCGTTCCTGTATGACACTATCCCACCATCTGTTGCTAAAATTCCATTACTCCATGTATTGAAAGGTGGATCAGTTCCATCATCTACTTCTGAATAAATAACTGAATCGTCTACTGCTGCATGAAGCCTATTACCTATCACTCTTAAATAAGTTGCAGTTGCAGGACTAGCCGCAATCTGTGTCTCTGCTAAAGCATTGTCTATTCTCCATATCTTATCTACTCCGTTTGAAACGAAGAAGTATTGCCCATATCTAGCTCCGAAGAATCCATCATTAGCAGTAAAGTCTGCTTTAATGATCGTTACTGTATCTGTTGATTTGGTATAAGCTGCTACCGTAGTTCCGTAACCGAACATATAAATATCGTCTGTCCATTTTTCTAACATAGTGATAGGAATGTTTCCTGCCACTTCAAACAACTCTGTTAATCCACCACGTTTCTCTAACCTACCGTCAGAAGTTATTAGGTAATTAACTATCTTCTGGGCAAAGTCTGGAGTAAGTAATTGCGGTAAATCTCTAAGGTTCTCTCCTTTTGGTGCCATCAATGTAGTCGCACTGGTCGGCGATCCACTAGCTCCTTTTACTTGTAATGGTTGGTACATATAATTTAGTAATAAAGTGTAAAGTCTGGTTGACTGTAAGCGTCTGGTTCTTTCCTAAAGTTCCTGCATAGTTCATCCATAATCCTCACGAACCTAGCATCTGCGAAACTCTCTGCTCCTAATTCCTCATCCCATTGGTCATACAAAACATCTATCGCTTTGACCAAATACTCTAAGAAATCATCAGGTATTATCTCCGCACCACCCACTAGCGTATCTAGTGTGAAATAGCCCGTAGAGTCGTCTATCGTCGTTATTTGAGGCATAAAGCGTAATCGATACGTTTCAGCACTCTCAATGCCTGTAAAGATGACATCTGTGCTTTTAATGTAGTATCCTTTGTTTCTTGAACCGAAAGGTAGTCTTACGAGTCTTTTGTCTGTGTCATCTCCGTTAGTATCTATGTAGAAGAATCCACACTCCTTGTCTTCAATGTCTCTGAAGTCTGCTGGTAAAGATTGTGTACTAGGACTCGTGCTTACTGAGTAGGTTGTAGCTTGGTTGATGTATCTTTCTGGATCAACACTCTTAAGTTTCCTGTAAGCGTGTTTGTTCACGAAGTCACACCATTCCCAGAATGTTGCTAATGGAACATCTGTAAGGTCACGTTTGAGCCTGTTATAGGCATCGTATGCGTTTTGTGCTGTAATAGCCATAGTTTATTTGTTAATTTTTTTAGGTTTATTCTTAATCTTGATGGGTGTCTTCTCTTCAATTTCGTCCATTAACTCTACTGCAAGGTTAGCTTCTTTCACTCTTTTTTCTCTGTCTGCCTTGAGTGCGTCTACGTCTATCTCCATCCTGTGGATGTATTCTCTGTAAATCTTCCCGTCCTCTTCAATGAGAGTAGCTGATTGTAGGATCATTCTTGGGTCTTGAATCATAGTTTTAGGTTATTTGAATTTCTTTGGCTTCTTCTCAACTGTGATGTTGAACTCTGCTTCAACCTGGTCTAGTTTCTCAACTAGTTGGTCGTGCTTCTTTCTCAAAGCTTCACATTCCTCTACAACTTTTTCTGGGTAGAAAGGTGTAGTAGTCTCTTTGGTAATCATTACCACTTGCTTCTCCTTTATTACCCGTTCTTTTACTAATTTTGGGTCTCCGTGCATATTATTTTGGTTAATCATCTATTAAAACTATATCAAATCCTGCCGACACAGTTGCACCACTCATTCCACCTGCTGTTCCTTCAACTTTCATTATAACATCTGTCTTACCAGCATATACTGCTGGCTCTATATGTTGATGCTGAATATGACTTGAACCAGTATCAGATATTGCTGACCTATGTTTTAACTGGAATACTTCCCCGAATGGTCTTGCAAAAATATCAATAATGTAATTTGATGATTTACTTGCTCCAGCGATACTTGCAAACCAATCTCTTAAATATGCTGTTTTGCCATTAGGAACTGTGTACATCGCCATTAGTGTCTGATTATTCCCATTATCAACCATCGCTCTTATCTTTGTTTTGTCGTTAGGTGTTCCAGTAGTTATAGCGGTGTTTACATAACAATAAACTTGTCCTGCGAAATCAGTAGCTCCTACGTTCTTCATCCTAAATATTCTCACGAGGTCAGTATCAAGAGCTTTCCTTGTTTGTCCAGTCATAGTAATTGTTTGAACGACCAAGTCATAGTTAGTATCTAATCCTTGTATTTCTACATCTTGTGTATCACCATTGTTATCACTTGAGATTGAATCAATGTCAGCAGTTGTTGAAAATGTATATTGCATTTGGTTGATGCCTCCATCATCAGCACCATCCCAAATATAAACTGAACCATCAGCGGTATCAAAATCTGGTGCTGAACCAAACTTGTGGACAAAGGATGTGCCAGTCACTTCTCCTGCTGCAATGGCTAACCCATTACCTCTATTAGTGATATACAAATTCCCATCTGCATCAGTCTTTACATTATGCCAAAGCCCAGACCCATTTTCTCCAGTCAAAGCAGCCTTCACTAGCGTTACATCATCATCTCCAATTATCTCATCCTTTACTCTGTGAGAAGACGGCTTCGCATTTTGCGTCTTACAAACAGTTTGTAATCTAAACGCAGCCTGTCCTACTCCTCCGTTGGTGTAAACCACTCTTAAATACCGAGAATGAGGATTGATTGAAAAGTTCTTATTGGCTCCAGCAGCTATCGTGTAATCATCCGTATGGTCCCAATTAGAGTTGTCCGAACTTTGCTGAATAGAAAGCCCATCTGTAGCACTAGCAACATCTGCATAAACATTAACGAAGACAACTCCGCAGTTAAGGATGTCTCTGGAAGTTCCTGTAAAAACACCTCCTATACCCAAAGGCGTTGCAGTAGAGTTACTGCTGTCGACACTTCCTTCTAATAGTATTTCTTCAAATCTTGACATAATTTATGGGTTAAATTTTACTTAGAGCTACTTGGTAAGCGTTAGCAGCTTCTAACTCTGTTTTAAATCTTCCTAAGTAATTTGATTTTCCTTTGATTTGGATTACTCCTCTCCAGACCTTCCCGTCTTTAAATACTCCTACATATTTAGACTTTCCTTGGTTTATTAAATTACTTAAGTTCTCTCTGACAGTACATGCACGAATATTCTTTCTGCGATTGTCTAAACCATCATGGTTTATATGGTCAACTATTTTAGACTCTGGTAGCAGCAACCTGTGTATCCGCACCTTCTTTTTGTTTAGGAAGCATTGAGCATACAATGTTCCTCTTCCGTTATTTTGGTCAGGAGACACTTTCCTTACTCCAATCTCTTGCAAGAATTTCCAATCACTTCTATCAATCATCATTTGGGTGTTGGGATATTTCTTTGTGCTTATGTCTATTTTCATAATTGTTTTGGTTAGTACCATCCTTCGGTGGTTTCGTATGTTATTATTATAATTGAGCTATCTGACAATGTTCTACTTGCGTTTACTCCAGTTAATAGCTCCGCTCCATTAGGTGCAATAGTTAATAGATTCCCACTCGAACCACAGTTGATTATCCTTAATTCTCTGCCATCTGTTCCTGCTTGTAGGTTGATTGTTATTGCTCCTCCGTCTGTATCTGCAAATATTCTGCTGTCAGTGTCTAAAACTGTGTATGGACTGTCAGCACTGGTTATTCTTGTTGTGCTTACTGTTGTTCCAGAAGCTGAAGTAGGTATAGTTGCATCAACACCGTCGAAGTCAATTTTTATTCCTGCTGCCGCGTCAATCCATTCACTCTCTAATTGCAGAGCATAATAATTAGCAGAAGTCGCTGCATCAACATCATTGCTAAACCTGACTCCAATCATATTAGTAACGGTCGCCGCAGCGGTTGTGTAAGGAAGTACGTCATAAGCTACTGCGTCAGTCATAGTTCCAGAACCAAAAACTCCTATTTGTGCTTGGTTCCCAATTCCTTCAGTCACCGTTTGAGTCCCGTAGTTGAACACATTCTGTTGATTCGCTAGTAGTCCAGGTGTTCCAGTTAAATTGAAGTTCGTGAACATAAGAGCGTTACTTGTAGTGGAAAAGTGAGTATTAGCATTGTGAGCAGTAGGATTCACATACATTAAATAATTAGAACATGTGACATCTGTTGCTGCGTCTACAATGTCTCTTCGGAAGGTGGCTGTACTTCCCCAAGTTGTTTCAACATATTCAGCATCGGCAGATGACCCAACAACGACATCATCTATGGCTGAAATGTTAATGTCCCCACTTGTAGTAGTTTCTAGTACCAAATCAGTAGAATCAAAAGTTATACCCGTATCAGCTAAAGAAGAAGGAATATAGTTGTCTGTTGTAACATTCTCAATTCGGATCGCTCTGCTATTACTCATGAAATCATCTCCAATCTTGGCAAAGTAACTGTTGGTAACTGACCCAGTTCCAGCTGTAAAAGTGTCATCACATTGTAAGAAATACAAATCAGTCATAGTTGTTGTGTCGTACATCTGTGCTTCCATGAAGTACCCAATTCCTGTTGTCATGTGACCTGTTACTGCTCCTATTGCCACCTTTGAGGCTATTCCTTTACTCACTGTTCCGTCACCATAATTAAAACAGAAATAAGCAGCTCCTTGTAAACCACCGTTAGTGGTAGCCGTAAGGTCAACCCCATCCTTTCGAAGTTCTGCCGCATAAGACACAGCAGTGTAAGTCGAACCATTAGCACCAAGTGTTGCTGGTCTTGCTACTATTGAACCAAACCAAGTCTGTCTTGTTGAGTCACTGGTAGTTTCTCTTATAATCTCCAAAGTGTTAAAGCTGGAAGAAAAATCTATCCTTGTGTCCTCCACTGTGCCATCACCAAAATAAATCGGTATATCGTCTGGCATGTGTATATCATCTGCAAATCTAAAATAATCCTCATCTTCCATCCATGTAAAGAGTCCACTATTAGTTTCTCCAATAAAGTTTAAAGAATAATCCACTCCTGCTGTACCGTCACCTATATTCACTTCTCCTCGAGTACCTCCACCGTTAGGCGCACCTCCGACTAAAGTTAAGTCTCCACCATCTCCTCCTCCTCCTACGCTTGTACCACCAGCAAAGATTATATCAGTCCCATCTCCTGCTCCAGTTACAGAAGAACCGAACGTAAAGGTGTGTCCTCCAGCTAAGTCTGGTACGAAAGCTAATATATTCTCATCTATTACGAACCTCAAATCACCATTGAAAAGAAACGATACATTCCCAGCAGTGGTTCCTCCTATTGGCTGGTAATTGACTATCCTAGTAGTCGTGTCAAATCCTACAGCACCAGGTATATCCCATCCTTCTGCTTGTAATTCAACATAATAAGAAGGCACTCCAAAGTTTACTGCAGTTGCTACTCCGTCTTGAGTCAGAACTAATTTTTCATCTATCTGAACATCGTCGTTTGCTGTGTGTGTGGTTAGAGTTGTACCAGTTCTGTCCCAAAAGCTTCCCGAAACTGCCCCAGAGCCTATCTCTTGCAAAGCAGCTTCAACATTGTCCACAGTGTAGTAACCTCCTGCGTCTTCTAAGACTATAAGCTCAGCCTCGTCTATCGGATTGTAAGGATTTGCTCCAACTCCCATATATCAATTATTTGTAAAATTATAATTAGCACGAGCAGTAAATATAAAACTACTCTTTTCTTCTGAACTGGTGGGTTTGTGATTTTCATTAGTGTATGTGGCTAAATTCTACTATTAGTGCAACTTTACCTCCTGAAGCACATATTGCGTTCACTGCTCCGAAATAGTTGTCTCCTCCTTCTCCGATGTTACAACTTCCTCCTCTTGGGTTAATTCTTACTGCACTATTCATCACAGCATCCTCTCCAAAAGCTAAATACATAACTTCATCACTATCGTTAGTTATCAACGCATAAGCTCTAGTTTCATTAGCAGCCAACAGTTGAGTAGAAGTAGCTCCTACTGTAACTGACGTGTTATTAGCTGGATCTAATAATATTCTCCCCATATTATGTGATTAAAAATCTATTATGTGACTAGACGGTCAATGACTGTTGGTATTGCCCCACCTATCGCTCCTCCTATTAACATCATCCACTTCTGGTTTATTGCCAGCTTTTTCACCTCTATCCTTATGTCGGTCATCTCCTCTTGTATGTGTTGTAAGTGGTTCTCTTTAATTTTTCTAATGTCTCCTTTAATACTACCTATGTCATCGTGCAACATTGCGAACTCTTTGCCTGAAGATTGACGACAAGCCTTAAACTGTGTTTCTAGGATTCTTACTGATGTATCTGGCATACGGGTTATTTTTTAATGGATTTAGTTTTAGCCTTCAGCTTAATTTTCTGTTCTTTCCCATCAAAAGATTTAAACTTAGATTCCTTAAACGGGTTCTTTGCGCATTTCCATTCTGGCGATGCGGAGAACGGCAGTTTAACATCTACCCCAGAAGCGGCTAACTTCTGGAGCATCTCCTCCTTATTTTTAGTGGTAAATCCACCTGTTATTTTTGGCATATTGTATATTAGATTACTGCGTTAGTTATTTCTCTCCAGTAAGTTCCGTCATAGACTAGAGTCAATGTATCTCCAGCCGAAGCTACGAAATCTGCACCAGAGGCAAGTTGGAACTGTGCTCCAGCGCCTGCCGTTGCATGTTTCACTGTAGGAGCTCCATCGAACTGTAGAGTTATCATAGTCCCATTGGTTAATCCTGCTGGGACTGACAAAGTGTTTGTTTGGACTGCACCTGTAACGTCAAAGTAATTACCTGTAACAGTTAAAGTAGCATCATTAGCTGAAGCGATGTCCGAACCTTGCGTTCCAAGAATCATTCCTCGAACTTGAACACCACCTATTCCTGTGCTTATTACCCCGTTAGTCTGGTCATGGGAAAGGCTAACCCATTGGTCATTAGCTGTATCTGGGTCAGTAGCTGAATGGATGAACAAGGTTGGGTCTGTGCTAGGAGTCTCGTGGTCATGGTCTTTTGCAGCATTTGCTTCGCTAGTAACAATCATGTGATGGTTAGCGAGTCCGTCTGTTGCTGTTAAACAGAACTTAAGACCGTCATCTACTCCTTGCCTTATACTTCCGTAACCGCCTCCAGAGAAAGTCATCGTTCCATAGAATGAAGTCAGCCCATCAAACCATGCTGTCCCGTCTACTTCCATTTCACCTGTAACAAATAAGTCATCTGTTGTAGCAGTAATCCTAGTTGGTGTACCACCACCGATGTTCACACTGGTGTTACCTGTAGCTGAGCCTTGAATATAACCTGCTACTGTTAATACATCTGTTCCTGCATCTCCGAAGTCGAAGTCTCCTTCAACTGTTAAGTCGCCAGTGACATCCAAGTCACCATACACCGTTCCACCTCCAATCAAGGTGGCGCTAGAACCTAAAATTTCGTCTTTCATGTTTATTGTGTGTTAGAGAATGTAACGTCCGCTGCGTCGATCTGTCCTGCTGTAGCACCCACTGTGCCAGTCTGAACCTGGATCTGAACGTACGGAACTAAATTGTTTGTTAGTATTTCAGCTATGAGTAGTTGATCCGCATCAACACTAAGCTCAAAATACTCATCTTCAACCTTTATATCACTAGCAGTGGTGGTTGTGATGATTAACGGGTAGTCTGACGTATCACCTTTCTCCCGCTTACCAACAGCTCTAAAACGAACATTTGTAGAGTTGTTGATGTCTACGTTAAGCCATAGGCCTAAACGTGTGTAACTAGCCATAGGAATCAATTCTCCTAAGTTAGCCCAGCTAGCTGTCAAATCCTGTGCAGATGTAATTAATTGCATCTTTTCATTGGTTAATGATTTTGATTTGAGAGGCGAACTTAATCACCTCCCAAAATCTAAAACATTAAGTCTTATTAAGCTATTGTCTTATACAAAGCTTTCAACATAGTAAGTCACTATTACAGTCATTGTGTTATCGTTCCCAGCATTACCTGCCCACTCTCCAGCATCATGAGAAACAACCAGAGGTTGATTTTCAACAGAAGCAGCAGTCGCAGTAGCTAAGCCGTCCACTGTACCAGCTAAGTATTGGTCAGCAGCAGCGTCAATGAACCCAGTAGCAGCATCAGCGAAAGTCGCTTTTGCTCCAGCGTCGTTCAAGTAAGACAATGCTATTGATTGTCCAGCCTCAGTAAATACATTTGTTCCAGCGTAATTAAGTTTGTAACCAACAGTCACGGGTTTAATGACAGCGTTGGGGATAGCAGCCACCAAAGTAATAGGTGAACCAGCTAATGCTTTAATCTGAGCAGAGGTCAGCACAGTAACAGACTTTTGAAGACCAGTAGTAACCGTATCTCCGTTAAGTTGAACCTGTCCAAATGTCCCATCGTGGTCAAAGACACACACTGGAACAGATGAACCACCCGCCATTACCATAACTGAAGCCTGTCCATACTCAAGACCAACAGAAGGATCTATAATAGTACCCAGCAATGATGCGTAAACGACATCCGCTCCTGGAGGACCAGTGTCATCTTGTCCAATGAAGTTGATTCCACCTACTATGTCATTTAATGCAGGTGAATCTGAAGCCTGTTTAAGGTTAAGCACTGAACCCACAGCAGCATCAGATGTTGTTACACACTCGAAAACTCCAAGTCCACTAGGTGCCCATCTAAGTGCTCCAGCATCACCGTCAGTCATTGTAAGCGTACCAGTAGTTGTGTTACCAGTCCTAAGAGTCACATCAAAGTCGCCTTCTGACTGGAAGACTCCTTCAGCAGCTCCGTCACCGACAGATACAATTCCTGAACTACCGTCATGTGCAATAGTCGCACTTAGGATAGGTCCAGCACCAGTCCCGTTAGCAGAAGCAAAGTTAGTTGCCCCTATCTCTGCACCATCAGTTGGGTCTACTATACTGAACCCCATTTGAGCATAAGTTTCAGCATCAGTTCCACCAGCGTCTCTACCTACACCAGCGATACCGAATAATGTATCTGCAATTGCAGGAGAAGCAGAGTCGTGGAAACCAACTAAAGTTGCCCCAGTAGCTCCAGCTTCGTCTGAATACAACTGAGTTGATCCAGCTCCTTTAGGTTCAAGCCTGATACTAATGTCAGTGTCTCCACCTGTAGCAGAAATAGTCGGCGCATTAAGGTCAGCCGCAACAAGAGTAGCAGCATTTGCAACCGTTAGTTCGTTTACTGCTGTTGCAGTAGCTACGAATGACACCAGTTCAAGACCGTTACTGTCAAGAATGTCTCCATCATTTACCAATTGAGTTGTACCGCTAATTTTTAGCGTATCACCAGCTCCGTCACCTAACGTAGTGTTTCCTGTTGTTGTTAGGTCTGAAGTTGTTACTGGTGCGTCTATGTTCCCATCTTTGTCGATGAGAGTAGTCCCGTCGTCTAGGTAGACTCCGTTCCCAGTCTCACCACTACGTACGATGATTTTATCTACGTATAATGGATTTTTTGCCATAATTTAATTGTGTTATAAGCCCAGTGTAAGTTGAGTGTCTGTTTCCCCACACTCTAGGTGCTTGAATTAATATGCAGGTGATTAAACGCTCACCTGCAAAGCGTATAAAGGTCTATTGTACGTTGTGAGTCATTTTAACGAGTCTGAATGTGTCTCTGTAGAATGCCTTAACACCATAAAGTACATGAGTGATGTAGTTCCTAGCGATTTGCTTAGGTTCTTCACGTATGTACAGTTCTGGCATCATTTGGATTGCTAGAGATACTGCACCCATTCGTCCGAATAACATTTTACCTGTTTCAGTAGCGAATACGTTTGTAGCCGCTGTGAATGTCTCAGAGCTTCCCATCTTTCCGTAAGCTTTAAGAGTAGAAACGTTAGTCGCAAATGTACCAGCAGAAAGCTGTGCGTTTTGCATTTTACGTCTGTCCTCCTTAGAAACGTCAATGTAGTCGTCTGCCGCAGGCGGAGTCGTTCCGTTAATAGCTGTTACGAAAATAGCTTGGAAGTCTGCCAAGTTAAGTCCAATGTTGATCTCACCTGCTGCCGCAGCAGCTCCATCAGCTGTACAAGTCCAAGTTACACCTAGAATTGTGAATGTGTCTGTAGCTGTAGGCTGTGTGTCAACAGTCAACGCTACACTTGTTGGTAGGTTGTTTGAAACATACATGTTGAACCCAAGTGCTTTACCACGGAATTGATTTCTCAATTGTGTGTCAGCTTCTTGGAATCCGTTAGCTACAAAAGTCTCTGTAAGGAGTGTAGATGTGTGTGCGTCAATTACACCAAACAATGGCGCATCTGTTGCGTTTTGTCTGAATAATTCTGAATAAGTCTCGTTTACTTTGCTAAGAACAGTAGAAGTAGTCAAAGAACCACCTGCAACTGTACCAGCAGCGTTGTCGATACCTTCCGTGAAGGTAGCTTGGTCGATGTTGTTACGTAGGTTGTACGCTGATTGGTAAGCTAATTCTGCACCGTAGTCAGCCAAAGCCTGTTTCTCCTGTACTGGATCTAGTACAAAAGTAGCCGCTTTAGATTGATTTACAGTAAGAGAACTTGCTGTAGCGTCCATGTCGTCAATTGTAAGGTCTGTACCTTGTGTGTAGCTCTGTACACGTACATCACTTACGTATGGAAAGTTTACTTGGTCTCCGCTTGAAAGGTATGCTTCACATTTAGTGTTACAAATCTCTTTAGAGACAAGCATTTTGTTCAGGTAATCCTGTACCATTGGTTTCCACACTTCTGGGTTTAGAGCTGTTAAACTGTTTGCCATAGTAGAAAATACGTTAAATTATAAGTTTTAACGTCCTTTTTCTACCTTATTAAGCCTTATTTCTTGGTTCTGATTCTTTCTAAGGCTTTGACCCGCTCATCTGGATTTAGCTTATCGAAAGCTTCTGTTCCTGGTGATGGAACTTTCTCTCCAGCGAGACCGACAGAGTAATAGGATTCCTTAGGCATAGACATCTTTTCCTTTAGCTGTTGCATCTTTTGACCAGATGGATCAACTCCAGCTAGTCTCATTGCTTTTTCTAAAGCTTTTGTCTGCTTAAGGCCACTAGAACGTAAGTCTTTAAACTCACTTTCTAATTCCTTTTTCTGAGCATTGGTCAAATTCAACTCAGACAGTCCTGCTTTCATTTCCATGAATTTCTGCAAGTCTGCTTTCTCAGCAATCTTTCTTTCGACAATAGCGTCGATGTCAGGTGCTGATTCCTTGGCTTTCGGCTCGGTGAGGTGCGACGCTAACCACGACAGATTGTCTGGTAGATCCGTGATTGTTGCCTTACCTTCATCAAGCTTACGTTGCCAAGCGTTGATTTGGTTCTGCTTAGCTTCCTCTGCTTTTGAGGCCGTACTCTTGTCATCGAGATCAAGAGTGTCTTGCTCCTGTTCACCATCGGTACTCTCTTCAGTACCTTCGGTGTCATTTGCTGCGTCTGTGGCAGCATCATCAGGTTTGGTGTCAAAGAGCTGTTCACCATCCCCGTGTGTCTTGTCTTCAGACATAGATCTTGGGTTTTAAAGGACTAGGAACAAATGTTCCAGTCAATACCTAATCTTTAGGTACTGGCTGCGACCTTTGTTCTCGTTCCGCTAAACACTTCTGCATAAAGGCTCCAATTTCACTCAAGCCTAGCCTGTAAGCAACGACCTCGTCTTTTGTGTAGTCGTTCTCCATTGCGTAGTCCAGTAGGCTGTCAGCGGCTATTAAGTGGAATAGCGTTGCATTCTTCTCCCAGAAGCTTGCAAGTTTAGTTACTTGCGATTCACTACCTACGACCTTTTCACATGGACGTACGTCTTTTGCCTTGTTTTCAACGACCTTTTTTATCATAGTGCTGGTTCAGATTGTGGTGCTCTAACATCTATCTTAGCTCTGTCTGTCCCTGTTACATCTCCTTCTACTGGAACTTCTCCTCCTGCTTGTGGTGCTTGCATTTGTGGAGCGAATTCGTCTACTCCTATGTCTCTGTCCATTAAGTTAGCTAATTGATGCGTAAGTTTAGCGTGTGCTGGCGTTCCTGGCATTGTGAACTGTAATGTCTTTGAAATCTGTGCTTGTTGTACTATGTTGGAAGGTATAGCTCCTGTCCTTGCATTTACCTTAACAAAGTAATGATGTTTGCTTAACTCATCCTTAATCATCCCCATAGTTACCCCGTCTGGTCTAATCATGTCACCTTCACCTAAATCTACTTTAGTTGTCAGATTCAATGGAGTCTTGTCTTTCTTCCCAACGAACTTCTGTATACAGTCCATTGTTACTTCAGCTAGATGTTTTGTCTCACTAGCGTTGTATTCCATCATTTGTTTTATGAACGCATTGGAACTCTCTTCTTCCGCTAGGACTTGAGTCGCAGTTACCTGCGCTCCTCTGTCGGCCTCATCTAGGAAGATTCCCATGCGTTTAATCTCTCTGTCGAGAGAGTCGTATACCATTTGCCACTCGTTAGCCATATTGTTAGTCAAAAGGCTCTGTGATTGTACCGAACTTGAATTAGGATTGTTTGGGTCGTATTCCATCGCTACGTATCCTTTCTTGCCTGCTGCTCTCATTTCGTGAGCTAATTGAAGTTTGTTGAAGAATTTACTAGCTTCACCTTGTGGTACGTTCATTAAGGTCACTGGGTACACGTTGTCTTCTATGTGTCCTACTTCCATGTTAAGTAATCTACGTGAAACTACAGCTAGATCATAAAGCATGTCACCTAAGCCGTGATTATAAAAACCTTCTGCTGAAGGCATACATATAAACTGACTAATAGGAATGTAAGCTTCTCCGTCCATTATGAATGGGTAATCATCTCCACTATGTTCTTCTAATACCGTACATGCTGAACCTGCGAATACTGTGTAGTTGTTATTATTGATGTCGTAGAAGTAAGCAATCTCTGTCTTTGTCTCAAGTTCATGCTCTTGTTCGTAATCACGTTCAATCTCTCTTTCTGAATATAGGTTACGAGGTATCTCTCCTGCTCCACCTGTCTTTGCAAGCTTTGGAAACAGTTTAATAGCCTCAGCCCATGGGTAACTGAATATGACACAACACTTATTAACTTCACCTGAACCTGTAGGACTTCTCATCATTGTCGCATAAGGATCAACATAAACATTAGAATTACTCACTGCTCTGTATTTCAATGGGCTCATTGTGTCTTTCTCAGGATTAGCACCTACTTGCACAAAAGCGTCTCCGTATAACAATAGTTTAATAAAAGCTCCGTTCTTGTCTCTAAGAGCCGAAGCATAACCTCCTCTGTCCATTACTGTAGAAACTCCCATAGTAGTAATCTTCTCCATAGGTTCTGGTCTGTCTGTTCCGTGAATTGAAAAGTCTAAAGGTTTCATACGTCCTGCTGTTCGCCATAACGCTTGGTAAAGCTTCTTACTAGAAATCTTCTTAGTCCCTACTGGATTCCTCACCTCAAAACCTTTTTCAAAAAGCTCCTGGATTAATTCATTCTTGGAGTCTTGTTCGTTCTTAAGAGTGTAATTAACTGAAAGGAGTTTTAATGCTGTCTGTACAGCTTTGTTGTCTGTACCAGGAACTACGTTTATGTTCACTTCTGGGTCTAAGCCTGGGTTCGAGCCAGTATACTGATTAGCCATTGAGGTAGGTTAGAGGAACCATATCTAGTGGTTTGTGAACACATTATACACTATATCTTGTGTTTAATCTAGTTTATTTCTTAAGGATTAAGTCTTTTGCTGCTTTTGCATAGTCTTTGTACTCTTTCGCTGGAATGCCAATCTCATTCTTCCTTACTCCAGGCACAGAGTCAGCGAACTGTATTGCTACTGTACTGTAGTCCTCAGTCACTACTTCCTCTTTAAGTCCAATCGCCATATACCTTGCTGCGTCTGCGTAATGTGAATTATGAACAATTGCCCCATTCTCTAAAGAAAAGAGGTGTGCCGTAGGAACTGTTAAATCCCAAACATCAACTTTCTCGTTCAGACTTTTTACGCCGTCTATAGTAAGCCGCCTTACAGTTGGCGTGGCAGTACTTTTGAGAGTGTCCGTTCTTCCTAATAAGTGCATCAAACTCTTCATTACAGAAGAGACAATTCCTTTTTTCCATTTTCCACTTCGTCCAGCTTTTCGTTCTTTCTGCCATTCTCTTGTGCCACAGCCTTCCTGCCTCTGACTTGTGCCACTCCTTAGCCTTCTGTTTAGCCTCTTCATTAAACCATCCTTTCTTCCTTCTCCACTCCTCGTTGTCTTTCCATGTTTTTGACAAGTGTTCGCTTGCTGGCAAGCACTCAAGGTTTTCCAAAGAGTTATTTCCTGGATCACGGTCTTTGTGGTTAATGTGGCAGCCTTCTGGGATTTTCCCAAAAGCAAACGTCCAAACCACTCTATGAATCCTGTTGCCTCCGCAAGCAAAATACTTTTCGCTCGGCCAAATCCGATAGAGCTTGCCATCGAAATACTGCGTGAGAGAGTCAAGGACGACAGGATCACGGAAGAGTTCGTCAGGCTTCCTGCGGATCTCCAGCCTTTGTCCGTTAGAAATAAATGCTCCTGCGTACATCTCACCTTCGTACCGTCTTTGAATCTCACCTCTACAATGGGGACATTTAATCCTGTCACCCGAGGATTTTCGTACTTTTGCCATCCCATAGGAGTTAAAATTTCGCCTTCTTCTGGCAAATCCATTATACGCTTTGTTCCTTGTCGTGTCAATACCTGAGTCCTTCCATCAAAACAACTCCAGTCGTGTTTGGGTGCTTGTCTGAATACTTTAGCCTTCTCATCCCATTCTTTGTGGTAGTTCTCCAATGCTCTAATGAACTGCTTGCACTTAGTCTTGTCGAACCATATCCTTGGGAATATCTTTCTCAATTGTTGTATTCCTTGGTTGATCTCTGCTTTAGGTATTCTCTTAACGTCGAATCCTGCCTCTTGGAACTGTTCAGCTATTGTCTTGTTAGATTCTAATCGTCTATTGAATCCATCATGAGGCAAATACATCTTCCCATACTGGTAGTCTTTAGCGTTAAGCTCTTGGCAGTAGTGAGAAATCTCTTCACCATTAGCTTCATACGAGTCTATCACTCTTACTTCCTTACCAATCACTTGTACAAAGAGTATTGTGGTAGAATCGTTCTTCCCCAAATCCAAGTATAAATCAACAAGCACAGCTCTTTCATGAGGAACAGCACATATTCTGTTTTCTTTTTGTGCGTCGTTTATTTGTTTAGCGTAGTAATTACCTAATGTACCTATATCGAACGAACAGTAGTACTCTTGTTGAATCATCTCTTCACTCATGCCTTCCTTGCGTTCTAGCTCCATGTCTTCTTCTCCTAACACATTAGTGTTTAGAATGCTTAACCTTTCACAGAACCAATCGTCTGATTCCTCAGCCATGTTAAACATGTCATAAGAGTGGTTCTTACCGTTTGGAGTGGTGTTAAAGCATGCCCAGCCTCTATTTATTGTTAGAATCGGTCTAATGACCTCCCAGGCCATGGGATTCTGGTATGCGTACTCACTGAACACTACCCCCTTTGGATTAGTACCACGAATACTGTCATACTTGTCCGTTCCTACTATTTGAATAATCGAACCATTCTTTAAATCAATCTTCATCTCAGTTGAGTTCTTACCTTCAACCAATACATCAGGAATATAATCTAAGAACTTCCTTCCGTCGTTAGTTATCCCGTCCCATATAATCTTCTTGCCTTGTGTGTAAGTAGGTAGCATGTAGTAATACAGTCCTACTTCTTCAAAAGCTTTCTTAATAACCATGTTCCATAAACATAGGTCCTTACCAGCTCTCCTGTGCCATAAGCAAAACACTCTCTTCATGCCATTGTCTATTTCTCTAAGCATAGGTAACTGGTAGCTCCTAGGCTCAAAGTCATACGGTATCCTTATTCTTGTCTCCATAGCTTACTGATTCAACGGTTACATTCCCTTTCACATTAAGACTGTCATCGTTCCTAGCTAACTTAGGCTGATGGAACTCTAGTAAGTCTTTGTAGTGTCCTATAAACTCTTTCTCTTCCTTAGTTAGCTCAGCTCCTACTGACAAAGCTTCTATCTTGTTCTTAAAGGCTTGTCCTCCATCACCTACTAACCAACCAACTATATTCTCCCATGCTTGAGTCTTGGGCTTAGACTTGCCTTTGTTTACTGTTGCTAACTTATTACCTTTCTCAAACGGCATGTTTTAAACATTTACAAATTAGAGCGTTTATATTATACCACAGATGTTAGTTAGTTACAAATCCTCGTCTATCGGCTTTATTACGTAAGCACGTTCTCCTGCCTTTATTCTTATCTCTTCTACGTAGCCTGCTTGTTCTAAAGAAGCTCCATCACGACGGTACAGAATATCTCCAAGTCTAAGTCCTTCCTTCATAGTTATTTGTTTAGTTACAAATCCTTAAACATCTTCGCCACTCTTCCTAAGTGTGAACTCATGTCCTTTACAAACTCTTTCAACGTAAGCATTTGTAGTGAGGCTACGTGGTTGTTCTTAGTGAATGTGAAGAAGAATGTTCTATAAGCACTTTTAGGAATCTCTTCTATGTAAGCAAGGCTATCTCCTCTTTGTATAGTACACTCTATATTCTCTTTCTCTAAGAAAGGTCTCATAGCTTCTATCACTCTTCGTTTAGTGCATCTCATCATCTATTTGGTTAAACTGGTATAGGTGCATCATCTGGCACAATCGCATATGGCATCTCCGCTGGTTTCGGCTCCTTCTCGTCAACAATCTGACAAGGCATTTCTGCTGGATGACACTCCTCCAACTTCTTCTTCCCCATGTTCTATTTGGTTAGTTAGTTAGTTACAAATTAGATGGAAAGTCTATAGTGTCTCCTTGCTCTAAGTTAAACTTCTTTATCTTACTGCTTAATAACTTTGCATTTACATACTCTTGTATCTTTGGAGACCATACTTCTGGATTCAAAGGCTTACACCTCCATCTATTCCATAGCCAGTATTTTAAAAATCTTCTTATCTTCATCTATTTGGTTAATCTAATGCTGGTACATCAGGCTCTTCCATCGTGCTTTTCATTATCTCCTGACTAACTACCTCTCTATCTATTCTTACTACCTTCATCGAATCGAAGTCTTCCACCAC